TCATTTTTTTCATTTTTTCTTATATTGTAATAAAAAATGAAACCATAAATGGTATTAACTATATAAATATCATTACAAAACACAAAATTCATTTACCGACAAATCCATCGATATAATCGGCAAATGGTTAATGTGCGAATTTGCGGATTAAAAAAAGTGTTAAACGTCATTGGTAGTAAGGTCTTTTTGTAAATATTCTTTTGCTATTTTAATTCCATAATCTATTAGTTCCTTTCTACATTCCATTTTAGAATAAATAGTAAAATCCATAGCATTCATAAAAGAACTATCAATTGTAATATTAGTTACTTTTTCATTATCCTCATTATTTCCTATATCTAATCTTTTTAAAATATTTTCAACAAATTCTTCAAAAAAACTAAATATAGTATAATTTTCAACCGTTAAATACCTTGTTTGATTTGGAACAACGTATTTTTTTAATCGAATAACCAAAATAGAATTTAATTTATCATTATTTATTTCTTTGTTACTTGTAGAAATATTTTCAATACATTTAGTAAGCGGATTATTTAAAAGAAACCCTCCGTCAACATATAATTCACCGTCTTTAAAAAGGGGACTTAAAAATGGAAACAATGCGGAAGAAGCATAAATTGCTTCTGTCATCATCCAATCCGGATGCGTTTTATAAGATAAATCAACCATTTCAAATCCGGTTATTTTTGTAGTAAAAAAATGTAACTCAATGCCGGTCTTTTCAAAAAATTCTAACATTGTTATTTTTGGAGATAGGTCTTTACCAGTAAAAAGATTATAAAAATAATTTTCAATTAATTTAAGTGTAAAAAACCCGCAATTTTGAACACACCCAAAAATAGTTGCTATATCAAAATTTATGAGTTCACTTAATGGACGATGAATTAAATATTTGTCGGTTGTTTCCCAATCGTAATTTAAAGCAATTATAGTGGAAATAACTGCTCCAATTGAAGTTGCGTGAATTGTTTTAATATTTGCTAAATCCCATACGCCATTTTGTTGAAGGGTTTTCATAATTCCGTAAAAGGTAAATCCGTAAATATTACCACCAGAAAAAACGAGGTGCTGAATTGGGGGTGTTTTTAATAAAGAAGAGTTCATTTATATATTTTATTTTATTTTTTTATGTAGTATTTTTAGACGAACTAAATAAATTTATTATCGAACTAATTGAAGAGCCGTTTGTTGTGAATTATGCTGGTTTCCACCATTTGTAATATCATTATAATTTTGATTTACTGCCATTTGACGGCGGTAAGTTGTGTATAAACTTGAATCGGACACATATTTAGTATTTGTATTTGAACACGGAATTCCTGTTCCATCACAATTACTTATTATAGAACCCATATTACTTTTAAGTTTATGTCGGGATTCTTGTATTGGGTTTGGAACATTACATACATAATTTTTTCGTGAAAGAAAATCAGTAATATTATAAACAGCAGTAAACGGACCGGTTACACGCGAATATCCATTTACCTTGCCGCTAGCGTAGTTATTATTCCACGATTTTATAATAACTTTTCGAGTCATTACATCGTTGCTGTTTTTAAAACCTCTTTTTATTTGAACTGGAGATTTACCTTGAACTCCACCACCTAAAGATTTAGAATCAAATTGCATTATATATTATATATACTTATATATATATTAACCTTTTGCCAATTTAACCAGCGAATTTCAGGGTTAATGGATTTATTATTTTAATTGGTCAATATAAGATACTACATCATAAATTGTATCAAATATTTTAAAAATAGATAGAATATTTGATTTTTGTAAAATTGTCAAAAAGTTGTTAATCACGAAAATCGATGTATATAGTTTATATATTTTTATTAGCTACGGAAATTTTAATTGCTACTTTTTAATTGGTTTAATTACAACTAGGAAAAATAAGTTAATGGCCTGGGCCGCCTGGGGCTACGACTGAGACTGGGACTGCGCTTCCGGGTGCGGGTATGTCTACCGGGCTCCAGGTATGTCTGCATCTGCCAATCGGGTACTTACTAGTGAGCCTTCAGCCCCAGATTCTACACGATAAAAAGCTCGTGTTGCATCATTCGCATCACAATAACATGAACCACCTTTCTTTTCTTTTTTCCAATATTTCTTTGCGTTTTTTAAAGAATTTTTAAATGACCAATTTTTATTTTTTTTTGTTTGTTGTTTATGATAATTTGTAACAAAAGTAATCCAATTTGGTTTATTTTGTTTTTTTGCGTTTTTACGAGATTTTTTTTTAAATAACTTACGACTACCTCCCATTATTGAAGCCGGTTTTGAATAAGTCATTATATATAATAAACCTATATTTTTCTAAACTATATTTTTCCTTCATTAAAATAATTATGTAATAATATATCTGTATTATGATTTTGTATATCTCCACATATCATGTTTGCCGATTCATACATTTTTCGTAAAACATCATTTGGTGCGCTAGAACCAGTTTTAATTAATCCTTTTTTTATTAAAAATTTTTTTACTTCCCCAATTGGCGTTTGTTTAAGTAAATGTTTTTTCGTAGAACATTCGTCGCGTATTGTTTTATTATTTATAAGAACACCTATTTTGGAATAATGTTTTGAACGACCTATATAAAATGTTCGTCGAATCGTTTTTTTTCTTTTTGGGTAATGTAATTTTAAACACGGTTTATTAATTTTACTTTCTTTTTGCTTAATAACCATATTTGCTCGATTAAATGTTTCATTTTCTTTAAAATCCGAATTTTCAGAAGGTATTTCTTGTAATGATAAAGAAGGTAAAATTTGGTTACGATTAGATAAAGTTTTTATATATTGTCTATATGTTGGTAATTTTCCATTTTTTAAAACACCGTAACTAGGTGGCGGAGATAGTTTAAAATTAATATCTTGAGTTATAACTGTACTTGGATCAAATGTAGGTATATTAGAGGGAAATTCTATATTAACATTTTCATGGTGTGGATAATGATTCTTTATAGTATGTTGATGGGAAAAATGAGTAGAAGGCAATAAATTTGGAAATTCTTGTGAATTATTAACAACCTCCGTAAAATTTGCTAAAGGTTTTAATTCCTGGTTTTCATTATTTTTTCGTAATTCATTCAAAAAATTTAAAGATTCTTCAAATTCTCCTTTTGGATAAACTTCTATCGGTGTAGTAGATTCATCCGTTTTTTCATTTAATAACTTATCATAATTTGTTTTTTGTTTTTGTCTTATTAATCCAAGTAATTTATTATATTTAACGGTTTTTGGTTTTTTAAATTTAATTTCACTTCCGGTTAAATTTTTTTTTTGAGTTGTTTTTTTCTTTGATTTTACATTAATTTTAAACATTTCTGGATTAATAGTAATAGTTTTGTTTGATGACATTGATATATAATTATATGAACCTACAGTTTTTTCTTACGCCACCCACCCAATCCCATCCATTTACTAAAACAAATATACCCAATATTTTACATTTTACAAAGTATAAACTATTTATATTTTGTAAAATAATTATATTAACCCTTATTAATTGTAAATTACTTTAATTAATACAAAGCATGTATGTGTTTTTATTTATATGTATTTTATCTTGACCCATAACCAACTTCAAGTGGAACACGAGCCAAGTCGGGCTCAATAGTCGACATGTTCCAAGGACCTATGTTCTTTTTTTCAATAATTGGATCACTTCTTAAATCATAAGACGGGTTTTTCAATGTTTGTCCAATAGTATCAATGCCTATATGGTATCCTGATTGTAGAAGATCGGGTGTTTGAATTCCATCTCCAACTCCAACTGGATTTAAAGACGCCCATTCACTGTTTTTATCTTTTGGTAAAAGTTCACTTGGGTTTGCTACAGGTTGAAGTGTATAATTTTTATTTGACGAAAGATTTGCGTAATTACCACTAGATATGGGTGCTTCATCCACTTTAATATTTGACGTTTGAGTAATTGATGAATTATTTGAAGATGCCGATCCATCAGTCATTTTATCAAAGAATGAACCCTTTGATTCAGAATAAGAATATAGTAAATACAATAAAACTAATACTACAATGGCCAAAATCCATATATTATTTCCACTAAATATTTTATTAAAATCCTTAAACATTACTATTTATATAAACGTATGATATTTCTATGAAACATTTTTACCACCCTCCCGCCTATGTCTTCATTATAAAGAAAAATAATAAAAAATAATAAAAAATAATAAAAAATAAAATCCTAAACTATACATCTGTATTTTCTAACAAATATAAGTTTTTTATTTTTTTTGCTTCTAAATAAGAATATATTGCTAAATTTCTGGCATCTTTCGCCTGTTCTACCGCTTTTTCATACATTTTTTTATATATCTCATTTCTATTTTTTAAATTTATAGGGTCATTGGTTTCTATATTGAAATTTTCTAAATCAAATTCTATTTCAGTTAATTCATTGGATTCATTGGATTCATTGGATTCATTTTCCCCGTTATTTAACGTTTTTTTTATGCTTTGTTTTTCATTTAATTCATCAGTTATTGTAGATTTATTTGTCACTGATAACATTGTATTTTTTTCACTAATATCTTTATCTATGAAAGAATCATCTTTATCTATGAAAGAATCTACGGAATTATCAAAAGATTCAAAAGAATTAACCTGTTGGGATGTGTTTGATTTAATAATACATTTATTAAAGAATACAGTGGGTTTTAAAACCATCATTTGCTTAATCTCAATATCAATTTGAAAACTTTTTGAAGAACACCTAATACCTTGTATTTCTAAAATAGTAATTACATTTGTTGTTTCTTTAAATTCTTCAATACAAAATTCCGTTTCATCTTCGTTAAAAATTTTTAATTCACATTTTCCTAAACGTGTTGGAACAATTGTTCGAAGTATGTAAAATTTTCCCGATTTGTAAATTTTTAAAGAAGGTGAAAATGAGTTTTCTATATCTTCCAATTCAAGTTGACTTTCAAACCATTTATCGCGATTTTTAAATATGTATTCTTGTGAGTATTTTTCTAAATCTTCTATCCATTTAATAAATTTTTCATTCGTATTTGAAAATACTAAATCACAGTACATTTTTTTACCTCCATTTGTTTTTACAAAACCCTGTTTTGTTGTACACTTTGGTGGTTGAATATAAAGTGAATCCATTGTTGGCATGTGGTATTTAATAAAGTAATTACCACCGGATAAAAGAGTAGGAGTAGTTAATGAAACATTTTTAAATTCAAATATTTGATTTGGTTCAAATATTTCTATTTCATTACAATAATTGGTCTTTGTATTCATTATAAATAAATATTGAATAAAAAAAGCAGAATTCAACACACAAGTTAATGTAATTATTACCCGTAAAACATTTTTTAGTTTTTTTATATTTTTCTCGTTTTTTTAGTTCTACCTCTTTTAGTCCCACCTCTTTTAGTCCCACCTCTTTTAGTCCCACCTCTTTTAGTCCCACCTCTTTTAGTCCCACCTCTTTTAGTCCCACCTCTTTTAGTCCCACCTCTTTTTTTTCTTCTACGTTTTCCTCCAGTTATAGATAAACATCCGGCACTATAATTTCCAGGATTTGCTACAATACCCCCACCATTAACATTTACCGATTGGTTAGTACCAATTGCGTTATATCCATAACCAGCTGCTCCAAGATCTCCCATTCCTCCATTATATGTAGCTGGTGTTAATAGTTGTTCACTCATTATATACTATAGTATTATTTATCAATGTAAATAAAAATATAAAATAAAAACAACTTTATGACATTTCACAACTTCCTTGTAATTTATGTATTTCTTTAAATAAACGAATTACTAAAAACAAATTTGCTAAAGTTATAAAAATTAAAAATACATTATATATACAAATAAACCATACATACGGATATATTTCATCATAAATTATATTTACAACAGGTTTAATAATTTCTTTGGATAATTTTTTAATATCTTCTTTACGAAAAAACGATGAAAACATATTATGTTTATTTTCAAATATATTCATTTTATTCTTTATTTTAAATAACAAAATGAATATTAATATGTTTACGAGTTATTATTAAGTATGGTATTTATATAACGCTTTTTAAAAAATGGTTAAATAATATTGTATCAATATACGGTTGTTTTTCATTATTAATATTATGTATGCTATTGTTGTTTTTAATCGAATTATTTTGAATAGTTGAAAAGTAACCGATTGGAATTCCTAAATCTTTAAATCTATTATTGTATTCGTTACCTATTTTTTCTTTATTATTTTCTTTGTTTATTTTGCCCCCAGTGTATTTGTTTGTTTTTAAAATATCATTTATTAAAACACAACCACCAACAATTGTGAAAGAAGACATATATAGTTAATTGAGTGTTTTTTATAACTTTATGTACAAGCGAGTAAAATACTTATAAACAAAAATTCAAATATTTTTATTTACAAAACACATTAATTATTTACCGACAAATCCGTCGATATAATCGGCAAAGGGTTAACAAAAACATAAATATTTTTTAATACATACCGCAATATTTTCGGCGTCTTTGACAACTTCTTCGACAACTTCTTCGGCAACTTCTTCAATAAATGGAATATTTGTTTTTAATAAATTTAAAGAAGTTTCTATAACTGTTTTTAGTACCTTTTCTTCAAGTTTATTAATAGGAAAAATTCCGGAATCAATTATTGTTTCTAAAGTATATTTAATACAAGCAATAACGTTAATATTTTTATATTTAAATTCTTTAATATAAATTGTAGAAATAATATATAAAAGTTGTGGTATATCGCTAATTTCAATTTCCTTTTTTTGTAATATAGTATTTATTTGAGTAGAAATTTCTTGAAAACAATGTGGACTTTCTTTCATTAATTGATTTATAAAAACCACTTCACTATTTGTTAGAGATAACCCATGTTGATTATTAATTTTTTGTAACGCGGCTTGTAAAATATCTATTATATCAATTATTATTGTATTTTCAACCGGTGTATCCATAATATATAATATTATTCATTATTAAATCCGCATTATAATATTATAATAAATTTTCACTTGTAAAGAAATAATAAAGTAATATATATATTTACAATGGAATCTTCAATTCAAACGTCAAATCGTTTAAAATACGCTATAAATACCGAACAGGATGATATAACAAGCAACTGTAGTACACGTAAAACAATTGAATGGTCGTTTGAAAATGAAGAAATATTAGCGGAGTGGTGTGATATAGCTCAATGTTACAAATGGTTAAATATAGAAACGTACAAGTATTATAAAAATGTTAATTCATATCTTACCATACCATGTATTGTTCTTTCAACGATAAGTGGAACTGCGTCATTTGGTATACCAAGTATACCAGAAGAATACCAATATATAATTCCATTTTTTGCTGGTTTTATTACGATTGGTGTTGGAATTATTACTACCGTACAACAATATTATAGATTTTCCGAATTAAAAGAAACTCATCGTATTTTGTCAATTGCTTGGGATAAAATAGCGAGAAATATTCGTATAGAACTATCAAAAGAGCCTATGGAACGAATTGATGCCCGTCATTTTATTAAATTTACTCGTATAGAATTTGAGCGTTTAATGGAAAATAGTGAAATTATACCTGATTTTATTATTAATAAGTTTAATTTAAAAATAAATAAAGACGAAATGTCAGAAAGCTTAAACAATATAGAAAACACAGAGTATTTAAATAACAAATCAAAAATATTAAAACGGCCTGATATTTGCGGTAAAATAACGTCTATTAATGAAAATAGACGTATATGGTTTAGTCAAAATAACGAAAATATCAGTAATATCAGTAATAATTCTTTATATACGAATGATGACCAACAAAAAATAAAACATTATTCAAAAAA